AGAAGAAGGCCGACATCAAGAAGCGCACCGGCACGTCGCCCGACATCGCCGACGCCATCGGCTTCACGTTCGCCCAGCCCGTCGCCTCGCGTGAGGTGCAGGAAGAGCTCGGCGCCATCCGCGACGGCGACATCGACAACCCGCTCGATCGCGACCCCTACGGAGGCTGAACATGGGCATGGGACAGGAAGGCACCACCGCGCGCATCAACATGTCGGACGAGGAGCGCGCCCAGTTCGAAGACACGCACAAGGCGCGTCCACAGGCGTTCCGCTCGAGCGACACCACGTACCTCGAAGCGCTGCGCCGTCGCGGCCTCATTCGCTCGGGGCTCGGCGGTGACGCGCTCGGGAAGCGAGGCGACGGGAAGGCCGGCTTCGAAGACCTCCCGCCCGACATCGCCGACTTCGTGATGCGCGACACCAACGGGCGCGTGCGCAACGCGCGGAAGGGCAGCACGGCCGGGGCGCTCACCACGGCGCTCGGTGGCCAGTCGCTGCTCGGGGAGTACTGAGATGCTCGACACGGCCGAGGAAGCGGAGACGCGGAAGAAGGCGAAGCGCGGCTCGAGCGAGGAGCACGAGGCCGTCAAGGCGCTCGACCGGCGCTTCGCTGCGCTGGAGACCATCCGCTCGACGTGGCTCAAGGACTGGGAGCAGCTGGCGCACTACTTCCGTCCGCGCGGCTTCCGTCGCACGCAGACCGACACCAACAAGGCGAGCCGCAAGGACTTCATCGACATCATCAACGGGCGGCCCATCATGGCGGCGCGCACGCTGGCCGGCGGGATGATGGCCGGCATCACCAGCCCCTCGCGCCCGTGGTTCCGCCTCACCGTCAACGGTGACGACGAGCTGAAGGAAGACGGCGACGTGAAGGCGTGGCTCGCCGACGTCGAGGGCGTGCTGCGTGAGCTCATCGCGCAGACCAACATCTACAAGGTGCTGCCCTCGCTCTACGAGGACATCGGCCCGTTCGGCGTGTCGGCGATGCTCGTCGACGAGGACGAGGAAGACGGCGCGCGCGCGTACCACTTCACGCTCGGCACCTACTGCCTCGCGGCCTCCGCGCGCGGCGACATCGACACGCTCTTCCGGCGCACCACGCGCACCGTCGCCCAGTGCATCAAGAAGTTCGGCCTCGAGCGGTGCAGCGAGGCCATCCGCAACGCAGCGACGGCCGGCCGCGTCGACGAGACGGTGGAGCTGAAGCACGCCATCTTCCCGAACGACAAGCACATCCCCGGCGCGTACGGCGCCGAGGGCAAGCCGTGGCTCAGCGTGTGGTGGGAGGCGGCGCTGCCGGCGAACGCGGGTTTCCTGCGCCGCGCCGGCTACCACGAGAAGCCCTTCATGACGCCGCGCTGGGGCACCGTCGGGGACGACGTGTACGGCCACGGCCAGCCGGGGGACCTCGCGCTCGGTGACGCGCGCGCGTTGCAGACGCTCGAGAAGCGGAAGGGGCAGGCGGCCGAGCGCATCATCTCGCCGCCGATGGTGGCGCCGTCGGCAGCTGCGACGTCGCGGCTCAAGCTGCTGCCCGGCCAGACGGACTTCGTGGACGCGCTCGGTGCCAACCAGACGCTGCGCCCCGCCTTCGAGGTCAACCACCAGGCGCTGCCGGCGGTGTCGGCGGAAATCCTCATCCACCAGGAGCGCATCGACCAGGCCTTCTACGCAGACCTGTGGCTGATGTTGCAGAACTCCGAGCGCGAGATGACTGCGCGCGAGGTGCAGGAGCGCCGCGAGGAGAAGCTGTTGCAGCTTGGCACCGTGCTCGAGTCGCTGCAGGACGAGCTGCTCGACCCGCTCATCGACCGCATCTTCGCCATCGCGCTGCGCCAGGGCCGCATCCCGCCCGCGCCGGAGCCGCTCCAGGGTCGACCGCTCAAGGTGGAGTACATCAGCATCATGGCGGCCGCGCAGAAGCTGCTCGCCACCACGGGCATCGAGCGCATCGCCACGTTCGCCGCCAACCTCGCCGCGGTCGAGCCGGGCGTGTTGGACAAGCTCGACGTCGACCAGGTGATTGACGAGCTCGCCGACGCGCTGGGCGTGCCTCCGTCCATCATCCGCAGCGACGAGGCCGTGGCCGGTCTCCGTCAGGCGCGGGCGAAGCAGGCGCAGCAGCAGCAGGCCGTCGAGCAGGCGGCCGTGGGCGCGAAGGCGGCGAAGGACTTGGGGAGCATCGACGCGACGAGCGACACCGCGCTCAGCCGCATCGCGAAGGGGCTGGGCGTCAGCCTCTAATCACTCTTCGACGCCGGCCAGCTTCTGCGCGTGGTCGAGCTCTTCCCTCTGCGAGAGCACCCACAGCGTTGGGCACACGCGCTGCGCCTCGAGCACCAGCTTCGCAGCGACGTCACGGCGTCCCTCGCGGATGAGCAGCTCGCGCTCGGTGAGCTCGGTGTTCACGCCGTGCAGGAAGCACGCGTCGATGATGCGCCGAACGAAGGCGCGGCCCTGGACGGTGCCCATGACGGCGGCGAGGTCCGCGTCGGCGCGCTGCTGCGCTTCGTTCTTCGTCTCGTTCGCCATGCGTGAGTCGTAGCAGCGGCACCGCGCAAACGGGAGGCGTGCCAGCACGGCCACAGCCTTGCGCTCATGACCACACCGAGCGGCAACGCGAGCGACAAGAGCGGCGGCAGCGGCACCGAGGGCGGAGACGGCAAGAGCGGCGCGGGCGCGGCCGGTGCCGACTCGAAGGTGACCACGCCTCCCGCGAAGGGCGCGCTCTCGCAGGCCGCTGGTGAAGGTGGCGACGAGACGGGTGACGGGAAGGGTGACAGCAAGAACGACGGCAAGGGCGGCGACGCCAAGCCGCTCGAGCTGAAGCTCCCCGACGGCTTCAAGGTCGACGACGCGCACGTCACCGCCTTCAAGGCGCTGGCGACGGAAGCGAAGCTCGACAGCGCGACCGCGCAGAAGCTCTTCGACCTGCACGCCACCATCGAGACGGCGCGCTCGAAGGCCGGCGACAAGGCCATCGCGGACCAGATTTCGAAGTGGGACGCGGCCAACCAGGCGGACCCCGACATCGGCGGAGCGAAGTGGAAGCAGTCGCTCAGCGAGATGGGCCGCGCCATCAAGCACTTCAAGCTCGAGAAGGCCGTCGAGGTGCTCGCGGCCGCGGGCCTCGATTCGAACCCGGACATCGTTCGCATGTTCGTGAGCTCGGGTCGCGCGCTCGCCGAGGACAAGCAGAAGGACGGCGACGAGCGGAGCGACGGCAAGAAGCCGCCGCCCAAGAGCATCGCCGAGCGCTGGTACGCGCGGACCCTCGCCCAGCGCGGCGGGAAATCCGCCTGACGACTTCGCCCACCACCACCGGCGGCGAAGAGGGCCGCCACTTCGAAGGGAACTGAAACGTGGCAACCATCAACCAGAACGGGCTCCCGACGCTCTTTGACCTCGCGAAGCGCATGGACCCCGACGGGTCCATCGCTGAAATCGCCGAGACGCTGACCATCGAGTCGCCGCTGCTGCAGGACTTGCAGTGGAAGGAAGCGAACGGCGTGGACGGTCACCTCGTCACGACGCGCACCACGCTGCCGGCCCTCACGTGGCGCCGGTACAACGAAGGCATCGACGCCGCGAAGTCGAACACCGGCCAGTACACCGAGACGCTCGGCATGCTGGAAGGCCGCTCCGTCGTCGACGTCGATCTCGCGAAGCGCAACGGCAACTCCGACGCGTACCGCCAGAGCGAGGACAAGGCCTTCGTTCAGTCGTTCTACCGGACCCTGGAGACCGCGTTCTTCTACGCGTCGACCAAGACCGACCCCGAGCAGATTCACGGCCTCGCGCCGCGCTTCGATGCGCTCTCGGGCCTGACGTACCAGTCGCAGGTCATCTCATTCGGCGCGGCCGCCGGCGCCGACAACTCGTCCGTGTGGCTCATCGGTCACGGTGACCGCAAGGTGTACGGCCTGTACCCGAAGGGGGAAGAGGGCACCGCCGGCCTGTCGCAGGAAGACATGGGCATCGAGTACGAGGCGGACTCGAACAACAAGAAGTTCCGCGCGTACCGCACTCACTTCCAGTGGAAGTGCGGTCTGTGCGTCGAGGACGCGCGCTACGTCGTGCGCCTCTGCAACATCGACGACGACGTGCTCGTCGACACGGGCAACGCGCTCATCTTCAAGCTGGCCGAGATGCTCGAGCAGATCAACTCGCTCGAGGGCTGCAAGCCGGTCTTCTACATGAGCCGCCGCGTGCGCTCGTTCCTGCGCCGTCAGTGCATCGACTCGACGAAGAACAGCACGCTCACCTACGAGAACGTCGGCGGCAAGCCGGTGCTCATGTTCTCGGGCGTCCCCATCCACCGCTCGGACGCCATCCTCAACACCGAGAGCCCGGTCACCTGATTCGGCTGCGCCCGCGCAGCTCGGCGGGCGCGCCTTCACCTCGTCGCACCACGAAAGACTCCAATGCGTTTCGATCGCCAGAACCTCATTTCGGACAAGCAGGCCATCACGGTCACGGCCGTCAGCACGGACAAGATCGACCGCAAGGGCGGCACGCCGGGCTTCACGCTCGACAACCTCGGCAACACGCCGAAGGACGACCCGAGCCGCTCGCCCGAGCTCATGTTCATGTTCACCGTGACGGAGCAGTTCACCGCCGCCGGCGCCGCGACGTTGCAGATCGACCTCGTGGCCGACGATGACCCGGCTCTCGGTTCTCCGACCGTGCTGGGCTCCACCGGCCCCATCGGCAAGGCGCTCCTCGTTCCGGGGAAGAAGTTCTTCCTGAACGTGCCCCAGCACGCGCTCGACGCCGATCGCTACATCGGCGCCAACTACACCGTGGCGACCGGCCCGATGACGGCCGGGAAGATCACCGCGGGCGTCGTCACCGAGTCCGGCGTGCAGACCGCGCCCGGCTCCAGCTCGTAACCGACGTGCTGGCGCGCGAGGGTGTGGGCCTGATGCGCGTCCAGCACCCGCTCTCCATCGTGGGGAGCGGGAGT